ACAAGAAACCCGCAGCATCTGCACCTGGAAAGGATCCCTGGGATGACTAATACCATTACTGTATCTGCCCGCCCCAAGCGTGGCCGTCCCCGCAAGAGCCCCGTGACTGACTGGGAGAAGCTGGCCAAGCAGCTACAGGAGGCCCTGGAGTCCAGCGTCAAGGAGAACAACGATCTGACCAAGGCAAAGGCACGCATCATCAAGATGGCACATGAGTTGGAGAAGCAGGTCGTCGGCCTGACCGCCGTGGTTGAATTACTGGAGGAAAAACTTGACCGAGCCAACGATTCAATTTGAAGGCGTCAAGGCTGGGTTGAAACAGTCTAAGGATGGATATATCCTGACTTTGGCTGTTCACCCAGATGAAATCCCTGACGATCTAGTTCGTGACTTTGTTGGCTCCCGGTATGTTGTTGTAATGGTACGACTCGACGAGAATGAGCAACCCATGAACCGCAATAACGAGTTCCCGGGAGACCATGCTGTCAAGATGGCTGGTATCCTGTGCCGTGACCCAGACTTCTGGGAATGGCTCCACGCCAAAGAATGGTTATTTGAGAAGAACGAAAAGGCTTGCACTGAATGGCTGATCTCTTACCTGGGCATTGAGTCCAGGAAGGAGCTCAAGACAGATCAGGAAGCACGCGAGCTATTTGTAAAACTAAAGAACAGTTTTGACGCATGGAGGCGTTCATGAAGAAACTCATCCCCTACAGCGTGTACTTGCCGCCCGAGTACCACGACCAGATCAAGGAACTGGCCAAGGAGCGCAAGGCATCGAGCACTGTACGTGATGCTATCCAGATGATCTTGGATGGTGACGGCAGCTATGACGCCGGCTACCGCAAGGCCGTGAAGGACTGCATCAAAGTGATTGACGCCTGCAAGGAGATCGAGCACATCGCTATCAAGGGCAAGTACTTGAGCGAGGTCTTGGTTGACCAGTTGGAACAACTAGAGCCGTGAACAAAGAGAAGTACGCCTATAAGTTTGTCCAGCTTATCAATGAACATGATGAGCAGGAGATGATCCCACTGCTGGCCGGGATGTACCTGGCAGTAGTTGGGACATCGCTAGAGCTTGGCATGTCAGACAACATGATCCGGGCGCATATGGAGCGTGCTATCGATTACTTTGAGGCTCAGAACATGGACACGACGAGGCACTAATGACTGAACACGAAGAAAACCTACGAGACCTGGCTGCTATGTTCGCCTTGTGTGGTTTGCTTAACAAGAACGGCTTCTATGACACAGCCGCCAAGGATGCCTACGAGCAGGCAGACATGATGATGGACGCCAGGAAACCCGTGGAAGAGGCTGGCATTGTAGCCATCAAGAAGAGAAAGAAGGCGTCTTGAACTACCGCAACTCCAAGCTCACCGAGGCCGTGCGCCAGCTACCCTGCCAGCAGTGTGGCATTCAGGATGGCACGGTGGTAGCCGCGCACTCAAACCAACTAAGGGACGGCAAGGGTAAGGGCATCAAGGCCCACGATTACAGGATCGCGGCTCTATGCTATCGGTGCCATGCAGACCTGGATCAGGGCAGCAAGATGAGCAAGGAAGAGCGTAAGGAAGTATGGGAAGAGGCTCACCGGGGGACTATAGGTGAGCTCTTCTCTCGCGGTCTTATTGACGTTGTAAAGCCTTGATACGTTCATTGAAGTTATTCATCATCCGTTGCTTTTGTTCTTTGTAGCGCTCGATCTGGGCCTTGGTCTGCTCAGTCTCCGGGCGCTTTTGTATTTCCTTGATCGTCTTGTTGATCTTGGAAATCTGATTCTCCAGGTTGTTGGCGTTCTGGATGAATCGGTACTCGGGATTATCCTTCATGAACTCTGAGAGATTCTCACGCTTCTCCCGCATGCGCTTCATCTCACCCTCGAGCTCAGCCAGCATCGTGACGTTCTTGTAGAACTTGTCCGACACAGCTGACGGGGTCTCCGTCTCACCATAAGCCTTGCCCAGGATCGGCACCTTGTACGGCGGCGTCTCTTCACCCTCGACCTTGGCCTTGACGAAGCCGGCAGCTTTGGCAACCTCACGACCCAGGCCACCCACGTACTGGGAGAACACATAGTCAATGTCGTCAGCGGTCGGGCTGTATGCACCGATGCCGTACTTACCACCACCCGTCAGGTAGTTGATACCGTAGGCCAAACCCTGGCTGATGGCAGATGCATTGTCCCGGCTACGCTCCCATCCAGGCGATGGGTTGGTAGCACGGTTCTCTTTGGAGATCGGTCGGCCAAAAGCATCCTTGTTCTCAGCGATAGCAACAAACGGATCTACCAGGGTAGGCGACAGGGTCTGGATCAGGCCGCTGGAACCTAGCGGGTTGAAGGCATCCAGCACAGCAGAGGCAATGCTCAGGACCGTCTTGGGCAAATCCCGCTTACCGGTCATAGCCCCGGCCTGGGTCAGCGCATACTCGGTCACCAGGCGTGCAACGTTGGGGAACACGTTTAGACCCAGTGGCATGGGAATGATTGCGTAGCCCTGGCCAAACGGATTGGGGATGATCAGGTTCTTGTTCTTCAGGAACTCAGGGGGCTCGTCTGCGTCAAAGCCTGCGAAGGCCAGCAACGCAGCTTGCATTGCCCCAATCATCATGCCGCCGGCGATAACTTTTTTACCACCAGGAGTCAGTCTAACTTTGCCGTTTTCATCACGCTTAAAGATTAACTCCGCCATACGGGCAGAACCCTGTACAGAGGCGTTCAGGAAAGCATAGAAGGCGTTGGCATTGGTGGTCCATGCACCCTTGCGGTTGAAGTTAACCGTTAGGTTCTTAGCCAGCTCAGCAGCCCGGTCCTCGGAGAGGCCAGACTCCAGGGCAGCTTTGAACGCTGACAGACGCACAGCGTTTTCCATGGCGTCGTTGTAGTCAGACAGCCAGTCAGCCACAGCCTGGGCAGCACGGCGCACATTGGAACGGTCCAGACGGGCCATCTCACGTTGGACCAGGGTTGCCTTGTCCTTGGCGCGGGTGAACTGCTCGCGGTAACCAGTCTGGCCACCAGCGTTAGCGAAGCGCTCGTACAGGTCGATCCACTCCTTAGCCTCGGCATCCTTCGGGGTCTTGCCGCGCAGGTCACGGTAGATAGCTTTGAGCGCAGGGATAGCCCCGGCCACAACTTCCATGCGCTTGTCTGCGATCGGAGTGCCAGTCAGGTTAACGGCTGCAGACTCCACGTCACGCACAAAGTTCCAGGCACCGAACACAGGGTTGAACTGGGTGTTCATCGCTGCGATCAGGCGGGTCAGCTCAGCAACCGTGTCCAGCCCGTTCTCAAGCTGGTTGGCGTCCAGGTTCTTCAGAGCCTTGACCATACGTTTGGCACGCTCATCAGCCGGGTTAAAGATGATGAACCGGTCTTTGCCATTGATACGAACCGGGAACACGTTCTCTGCATTAAGAACGTTGGGATTGATTCGGTATTGAACCAGTCCTGTTTTCTTATCGATGCTAGGACTGCGTGGTTGCTGGAAGATGTTCTCTGCCGTGTCAGGATCCAAGCCCATAGCCTGGAGCTCGGCGATCAGCTTCTTCTTGTTCTTGACCGCATCAGGATTGATGGGCATCCAGAACTCAGGGTTGGGAGCCTGCAGAGCCATGCCGTACAGAGCACGACCCACGCGGGCTTTCTCAGACCTGACGATCGCCATCTCACGCTGGAGGGCAATGTTGTTTAGGATATCCACAACCGTCTTCAGCGAGCCGGTAGCCGTACGGGAGAAGTCACCCTTGATGGCAAAGCCCTTACCCATGCCAAAGCTCGGGTTCACAAAGTCCAGCTCGTTGGGATCGCGCTTGAGCGGGACGTAGTGCTTGAACATGTCACGCCAAGAATCGATACGCTCCTGGGTCTCAAGCCCGTTGGCCACCAGCATGTCCTGGGTTCCTTCGACAAACTTGTCGATGTCCTTGGCCAGCTCTTCGTACTTGGCTTTCTCTTCCTTGCTCAGGCCGTTGAGATAAGCAATTGCATCATCCGTGGGGATGCCAGAACCAGCGTCAGGCATGCCAGGGTTACGGGCCGCGATCAGGTCGTTGTATTCCTGGGCGTGGCGGTTCTGCAGGTAGAACTCAAACTCGTCAACCTTGACGCCCATCTTGTCCATCTTCTCGATGAACGGACGGAAGTCACGCTTGAGGAAATCCATGGTCTGCTTTGAAACACGACCGTGGTACAGCGTCTCTTTCAGGTAAGCATCAAAGCGGTCAGCAATCTCGCCAATGCCTTTGACCACAGCCTGCACAACACGCTTGGTATCAACGTGCTTGTCCTGCCAACGGTATGCCCAGTCGTCCATCTTGGACTTCTCAGGAGAATCCCACACAGACAGAGGAGCAGGCTTGCCCTTGTAGTTGCGGCGCGTGTTCTCATCCAGGTTGAGCATGCCCATCACGCTGGCTTCAACGTAGTCATTCAGGGCCGCTTTGGTAAAACGTTCACCCTTAGACGTCATGATGTCGTTGAAGATCCGATGCACAACGTACTGGTTGTCGAACCCGAACATGTACTTCAGACCTTCAAACAGGCGCTTAGCGGCCAGGACGAATTTGTCCCAGCCAGTACCCAGCTTGCGTGCCATCAGCTTCTCAGCATTGACAGCCCAGTACTCAGACGGGTTGATGTACTGGTAATAGTCGTAGCTAGGCATCACGCTCATGGCGAAGTTGTATAGCTCAATCGATGGTTTGTTATAGAACTCCAGGATGGCCGCAAAATAAAGTTGAGCCTTGGGAGACTTCTCTTTCTTAATGGCTTTGCCTAGCTTCTCAGACCAGTCCATGATCAGGTCTGCCACAGCATCAGCAGTCATCATCTGCTCGAGGCCGTGGGTAATCTCGTGGCGGATGGTCACAGGATCTTGGACCCCGGTGGTTCCTTTATACAGGCGAACCAAACGAGCCATGGCAAAGAACTGTCCAGCCGCATCACTGAATTCAGCGCCCTGTTTGACAGACAGGTTCAGCCCTTCCAGAACAAAGGGGAACTTCTCGTACATCGTCTTGATGGCGGCGTACACGTCATCGCTGATGTTGCCTTCGTTCCACTGCTTGGTGGCCTGGGCAAAGAAGTTCTTGGCGTCCGTGCGCTTGACCTTGCTTGCAGCGATCTCGTCCTTGAGCTGGCTAGCAACATCGTCAAGCGTATTGATTGCCTCTTGTTCATCCAGGCCGGCTTGGCCTTTCTTAAACTTACGCAGAATCATGCCGCGCTTCTGACGCATACTCTGGTACTTGCGGATCAACGTCTCACGGTCAGCAACAAAGTTGGCCGTTGTGTTGAGACTCTCACGCTCAACATCAGGCTGGACGTTAGCCAGAGGCATCTTGGGAGCAAACATCTCCCGAGCTTCGTCCTTGTGGTTGTAAGCGATCAGAGTCTCGCCCCGGTCAGCCAAAAGGTACTGGATAGCTTCGTTGGCTTTATCCTGGTCATAGACCGTCGTACGCATGATCTGGCCAGACTTGTACAAGTCACCAGTAATGTCGGTCAGGCCCTTGTCCAGATAGAAAGAACCGCCCTCACGCTTGGAGCTGGGTGTAACAAAGCGGTACTCAGTCCCGCCCATGTAGGCAATTCTCAGATTCCCATCCGGCGTGCTGACCTCAGCATTACGGCCAAATGTGTTGAAGAAGTCCATTACCGCGGCAAGGTTCTTCAGGCGCACATCTGCGTTCTTCTGAGCTTTCTCAAAGTCAAACGTGCGGGGCATCAAGATACCCTGAGCCGTGGTGCCATCATCCTTGGTATAGGTTTTGATATGGCCCATGTTGTTGACAGCAGCAAACCCAGCCAAGATGTTGCCGGTCACCATCCAACGATTTTCGCGGCGCACAGTTGCACCCTTGTCGAACAGATCCAGCATGGGGATGTATTCGAACTTGTCGGTCTCTTGGTTGAACCAAGGCGTCTCGAGCTCTCGCTTCAGCTGGTACACGCTACCAATCTGAGAGAACGGCATCGAGGTGGACTTGGATTCCCCGTCAGCCAGGGCAATCGTCATCTGCCAATCAGAGCCGGCCGCAGGGTTCTTGGTCTTCTGCTTGTTCTGGATGTCGGTCACAACGCCCTTGACCAGCATGCCCTTGGAGTTCTTGGCCACCACTGGAGTACCGATCGGAAACTCAGTCAGGACCGTCTTGATGTGGGTGTACTGGGCGTTGATCTGGCCCTTTATAGATTCGATCTTGACCCGGTCTGGCTCAGCCTCGGCTTCCATCTTCTCGATAATAGACTTGCCATATGCTTTGGTGCGGTCGCTCAGGTCGTGCCACATACGAGAAGACTTCTCGCTGGGTTTCTCCCCGTTCAGGCTGTTTTGAACCTGGCGCTGAACCTCTTCCTTGGAGTAAGGCTTGACCGTGCGCTTGACGTCCACCTTCTCCATGATGGCAGGCTTGGCAAAGATAGACGGATCACCCTTGTCCTCGGTGATGGGCACAGAAGCAAGGGTCTTGGCGTCCAGGTCAGCAGCCTTGGATTCCAGCTTGTTGCTGCCCATGCTATCTTCGCGCTCAATCAGATCGTTGTAGCGCTCAACCAGATCCTTGTATACCTCTTCCTGCTGCTTGATCGGCAGGATTGGGATATACCCAGTCAGCTTGCGAATGTCTTCTTCGCCGGCCTCGGACGGATTGTCTGCAATCTCCAGGATCTTCTTGCCACCCAAAGCCTCGTAAACCTCTGGGTTGTCACGCAGGTATTCCTGGGCAACCTGACCACCATACTCGTTCATGAAGTCAACGGTGCCCTCAGCTGTAACAGCGGACTTGCGTGAAGCCGTGGTGTTGGCGTTCAGGCTGGCCATTTTCTTGAGTAGGACGGCGGCAGGGCGCATCTCAGCAGGGATGTCAGCCATCATCTGAGAGTACGCAGGCGGGATTACCTGGCCAGTACGCAGAGGACGGCCCAGCATCTGCATGTGAATGTCGATGTTACCCTCAGCCTGGACAATGATCATGTGACGCTTACGCTGATCCTTGAACTTGCTAGAGGCGTGCAACGACAGTCCGGTAGAACCAGCTTGGTTCAGGATAATTACGTCAACTGCGCCGCTGTTAAAAGCCTTGACGGCATTCACACGTTGCTTGATGTTGGCAGAGCGGCTAGTCAGAATGGGACGGCCACTCTCGTAGTTCAGGGTCATAGTGCGACCCGTGATTTCTTCCGTCTTATAGCCTGCCTTACGCAGTTCTGCATGCATGTAGTCAATCGGAGACATTGGTGCAGAGCCAAAGCCAGCATTCTCAATAAACTTTTTGATATCGTTGTATTGCTGAGTCAGTGCAGGCCCTAGATCATTGTCGGTTAAACGATATTCTTCTTTTGCACCATTGGGTCGTTTGATTGTGACCTTGCGCTGTTTTTCCAAGTAACGAATGTACAAATCTTTGAATGAAAGATCCACAGGATCTCCAATATTCAAATTCATTTCTTTGGCATATCCTTGAAGGAAAGATCCCATGGTGTTAGACACGGTCAATATAACCTTCTCGTTTGCTTTCAACCGCCCGATAGCGTGACGCACAGAGTCCTGAACCTTCAGAGATAACAGCATCTGGTCAATCAAGGAGTGCATGTTTGATCCAAAGTTTGCACTTTGAACCTGGGTCTTTTCCCCTTCCATGCCTAACTTGGCACCCTGCTTGTCATATTCTTTTTGCAAACTCTTTACAACCACTTCCTTGGCGCGTGAGAACGCCAGGATGTCGCGCATAGACGTGGCCATATTCTCGGCTGTCTCTTTGTTTACATTGGTCTGCTGCGTGTTGTAAGCAACGCCAGCAAATGTACGTTCGCGGCGGATATACTGGCCAACCTGAGTCAGCATACGGGCCACGGTCTGCTGCATCGGAATTCCACCAGCCTTGATGGCTTCTGCCAGATCAGAAATGTTATCCACAGCCAGGCTCATGTCCGTGCTGGAATACAAATCCATCACATCAGGGCGCTTGGCATACGTGGCTGATGAGAAGAAAGTGCCGTAAGCGTTTTGCACCAGGTTACGCACGAATGCTGCACGCCCGGTAGCCAAACTTTCTCCAGCTTTAGCCTTTTCTCTTTGTTCTTTAGTGCGAGCTTGGGTTTCTCCACTACCGCCAGCGTTGTGGCTCTCGTCAAAGATCAAGTAGTTTTGAGCGCCAAATTGCTTGATAAAACGCTGACGTTCAGTTTCTTTCCCCTTGACGGTCTGCAGCTGTTTGTACGTGGTGAAGATCACCTTGTAGTCGCCCAAACTTTCCTTCTGACTCATGGCCTTCATGAGCCCATCCATGGCAGAAACATTAGATTTGGCAGACTTCAGCGTCAGGTTGTTCTCAGTAATTTCTTCACCCTTCTTGCGAATCAGGGTGTAAGGAATGGCTTCTCCGTTGTTGGTAATAAAAATCTTGGGATTGGCAGTGTCAAGCCCCAGCTCTTTCGTCATACCAATATCGTCCAGGTCCCGGATCATGTCCGAGTACAGGTTGGGCGCTTCGGTTACAAAGATTGGAATCTTGTCATGGACCAGGGCATAACGGATCATGGCGGCAACAACACGACCCTTGCCAACGCCGGTCTGGTCGCCAATGATGAAGCCTTTGCCGGCCTCTGCGTTGTAGATGGCCAGGGCTATAGCATCAACCTGTTCCGCCGAGAACAGCTCACGCACCGTCTCAGGATCCATGTCCAAAGACTCTGCAACGTAGTTATCCAGATCTCCGATCGAGCTCTCAATCTTGGCTAGAGAGTTCTCGATTGAATCAGCCATAGCCTTAGGAACCAGGGTTCCAATAGAGCTGGCTTTAGAGTGGGGATAGTAAGCAACCTGGTTTTCTGTCTCGGTCTCCAGGCCACGGCGCTCTGCTAATCCAGACTGGACACGCTCACCTGAGACAACGCTAACTCCACCCAGCTTGGGAAGTCCACGTCCTTCAGCACCTGCTTCGCGTTCTCGTTTGGCCCGCTCACCTGCGCCGGCCACTGGTTCTCCCTCTGCTGCACGTTTAGGGACGTTAGCAGGTTTAGGTTGTTGCTCACCAGCGCCTCGCCCACTTGGTTCGCGTTGTCCACGCCCGGTAGGTCCAGCCTCCGACACGCCTCGTTCGCCGCCTCCAACGGGTTCTCTTCCTTCAGCACCAACCACATCACTCGGTTGCTCAACGCCTCGACCCACTCGTTCTGGCTCAGCTTCCCGCTCGGCACTAACACCGACGTCAGCTCCGGCGGGGCCACGATCTTCTCGGGATACCATGGGTTCATTTAGCTTCTCCTTCAGTTGTTCGTATGTGGTGATGAGCTCTGGCAGGTCAGCTGCAGGCAGATCGCGAGATGACTTGCCAACCCCATCAATCACGATCACATCAACGGGATAGGTGGTGCCCTGCTTGGCGTACATGTTGCCGCCGGCAGTAAAGTGATCCACAACGTTGTACAGGTTGTACAGCTCGTAATAGAAGTCACGCTTGGCACGGCCTCTGTAGCCCTCGCGGCGTCCCTCTTCGGTCGTTGCCTGGACACCGCCCACAATCAGTACAGCACGGCCGTTTTCCTTCATCCCAACCAAGGACTTCAGGACAATGTCGTGGTCGATGTTGCTGATCTCACCAGCCTTGCCAAACGGCGGGTTGGCAATCACAACGTCAAAGGCATTGTTTTCAATGTCCATCTCCAGAGCATTCTCTTGAGAGATGTCCGCCCCAGACATGATGCTTTCCAGCATACGAACCCGGTCAACATCAAGCTCGTTTGCTCGCACCTTGTCCGGGTTAGCCGCGATCAACAGCATGCCGTTGCCTGCAGTAGGCTCGAGTACGCTGGTTTTGTTGGTGATGCCGGCCAGCTCAGACGCCACATAGGCCAGGGGGGCGGGCGTGGAGTAAGCCTGGTTGGCTACGCTGGTTGAGCTACGCACAGAAAGGTTTGGCTGGCGACTGTACAGGTCAACCAGATCGTCATAGATTTCCTGGGTAGATTTCTTATTAAACCTGCCCTCTTCGATGATGTTGCGAGCGGCAATGATGACGCCTGCTTCAATCGCTTCGTCAGCGTCCTTTGCGGCTTTGGTCCCTGGCTCAATCTTCTGGCCAGTCATTTTGCTGATCTGATCTCTGGCCTCAACGATTGTCTTGAAGCTAGCTCCTTCTGAGAGCTTGCCTCCAATCTTTCCCGCCATTTTTGCTTTGTTAGAAAACTGTGTAGCTTGTGCTACGCCGGCAGGCTCTTCAGCTTCTGCCAGACCTTCCATAGACTCAACAGCGATGACTTCTTTCTTGGAGCTAGCGCCTTGATCCTGGTACTTGCCGGCCATGCCAATGTAGGCACCCTGCAGGTGATCCAGAGTGATCTGGTCAGCAGCTTCGTCACCCAGCTTGGAACGGATCGTGTCCATCACAAACCGGGCAGCTTCCTTGAATTTGATCTTTCCAAGGCGGAAGGCTGCATCCATAAGCCGGGTCAGGATCGGCATGAGCTTTTGCTCGTCCTCAGGGACAATGTTCATGCGACCAGACTTGGTCAGCAACATGGACAGATCGCCCAGGGCGTCTTCTAGATCTTGCTTAGCCTTGGCTTTCTCGTCGGCTTCGGCCGGCTTGGCAGGCGTTACAGGGGCGGCAGGAGTGACGGCAGGTGCCTTTGCGGCAGGCTGCAACACGTTTTCACGAATCATCGCCTCGGCTTCTTCGCCGGACGGTTGTCTTGCACTGAGCCCGGGTGGCTTAATTTTGGTAAGCAAATCACGGCCAGATGGCGTCAAGATTCCTCTGCCGTTAATCATGCCACTCGCTAACAACACATCCTTGACAGGGCCATCTTTCAACGACTCGGTTGAAGCATCTTCCAGACCCATGTAGACCTGGATTGGTGTCGGGGTTACTGCTGCAGGCGGGGTAGGTGCAACCTTGGCTACTTCAATTCGGCGCTCTTCAAATGCACCATCGGCAGACTTAACGGTAATTTGATTTCCGGTATGGCTAACAGCGGTAACAATCCATGTGCGGCCATTAAGTTCAACTTTTTGCCCTGGTTTGTATTCACCAGCCGGGGCAATAATATTCTCACTTTTTATTTCTGGAAGTTCATTCCACCAGTCTTCAGCAGCCGCTGGCTTGCGCTGTTGTTCTAGAAGTGTTTTTGCGTATTCTTGTTGTTCTGGTGTTTTTAGGATTAAAGCGTTTGACGCGCCAGCAATTTTTTGCGGATAACTAAGTTCATTTTTATTCAATCTTGCGCCAGGAATCTTAGCAATAGCGTTAATTGCATCTCTAACTGTAGATGCCCGCGTAATACCGATTTCTGAGTCTGCAAATGCGCCGCCTAGCAGCTGATCCAACGTGTTTGTTGGCGCAGCAGTAGGCGTTACTGCAGGCGCGGTAGGAGGAGTAGTTGGTTGCTCAGGGGCAGGCGTTACCGCAGGCTCAGCCGCTGCAACAGGGGGCTGTGGAGTTCGTGTAACTTGTTTCACTTCTGTCCCAAAAGTACTCACTTCTGGGGGTGTAACAGGCCCTGGTGTTACCTTTGGTTCTACGGGTTTACCAGTAGAAACAGGCGGTTGTGCAGCAGGTCTTTCCTCTGTTTGAGCCAGGATCTCCCTCAGCATTTCGGAAGTATCTTGGGCCTCTGACGGGGCTGCTTGTGCCATGGGTTCGGCAGGCGGAGCAGGCGGGGCCGCAGAAGGCTCTGTGGGAGGCGCAACAGCCTCAGGAGGGGTAACGGTAGGTGCAGGCTGTTTAAGCGCCCCAGGAAGGCCAGGAGTACGCAGGGAGCGTGCTGCCAAGGGAACTTCAACAGCCGCCCCTCCAAGCTCGCCCAACATCTCCAGAGCAACATCTTCCAGATCCACCTTGCCATAGGCCGCGAGCTGGCCACCGGCTTCAGAGATGCCACCGCCGGCAATGTCGATGCCAGCACCACCCAGGCCACGGCCAACCTTTTGGGCAAGCGTGCGGCTAGCCATGATCTCGTTAGCCCGGCTGGCCACTTGAGCCAGATCAGCGCCAGCACCAAGCTCAGTACGAGCTGCCTTGATAGCTGCGTTCTTAGCCCCGCCAGCAAACCTACCGCCGGCAAGCGTAGTAGCCGCGTCGATAGCGGCAGTTGTAGCGCCTTTGGTACGGGCGTCAGAGATGGCTTGTTGCACGAACGCCTTGTCCTGCATCAGGGCCTGGACGTTACGCTCGGTGGGTTCTAGCCCACGTTTTTGAAGCTCTTTACCAATCAAGCCAATGAACTCAGAGCCAATCTCAACAGGGGCTTGGCCAGTGAATGCGCCGCCGATAGCTCCAATACCAGCACCAATGGCCGCACCGCCGGGCCCACCCAGCGCGCCAACAGCAGCACCGCCCTTACCGCCAGCCAGCATGCCGACGATAGAGGGAACCATGTTTGCCGCCTGCTCAGCGGTCATGTACATCAAGCCCTTGGGATTGGTGATGGCCTGACGCCCCACCTCATAGAGCATCTCGCCAATAGCCTTGGAGCCCTGCATGAACCCTTGAGCTTCTTCCCAGGCTTTGCCCTCTTCTTTGAAGGCACCCTTGATGTCTTTCAGCTCTCTAGGCTCATTGGCTGTGGGCGTGGCCAACTGCTCGGCAATCACGCGAGACTTGGCCGCAACATCACCACCAGAGATGACGGCCGGGGCAACCTCAGCTGACGTTAGGGCTTGCTTGCCGCCCTTGACTAAGAGCTCTCCTACGTTGGATAAGAAGCCTGGCTCCTTGACTAAAGTACCACCGTACTGTTTGGCCAAAGCATCCAGATTCTCTGGCTTTGTTTCGACCCCACCGAACTGTTTTGCCAGAGCGTCGTAGTCCATTATTTGATTCCTGCTTGAGCCTTAAATTTATCAGCAGCGGCTTGATTTGGGAAGGAGTAAGTTTTACCCCCAGCAGTAACTGTAACTGGTTCATAACCACCAACTTCTGCCCCACCCATTTGCGCCATTATTTTGGTCAATTTAACTAAATCTTGAGCAGCTTGCTTCTGACCTTCAGGATCAAGAGGGCTCTTGCTAGGATCTGCCAAAATTGCTAATTTGTCAGCAGCAGACTTAATGGTTGCAAGGTTTTGCTTGTCTGATGACAAATAAGAAGTCGGGTTAGTAACGGCCAGAAGAGCCTCGTCATAGGTCATCTTCTCGTTGCCAGGCTTCTTGAGCATAGCTTGAATTGCCCTTTCAGTACGAGCGTTAGCGGCCTGTTGCGGGCCGGCATAAATGTTCGCAACTTTAACGGCATTAGCTTGTCTGTCAGCCTCAAGCACAGCCTCTTGGGCCAGCTTTTTGGCTTCAGAATCAGATTTACCCAAAGCAAGTGCTGCTTCAAGATTGTCTTTGTACACTTTGTCAAACTCTGCTTTGCCAATCGTAAACAGGTCTTTTCTCCAGCCACGCTTGACGTCAGAGATCTTGGTTTGGGTCTCAAGCATGCTCTTGAGAGTCTCAAAGTCTTGAGCCTCCAGAGCTTTGGCACGGTTACGCTGAGCCTCTGCTCCATACGTACCAGCAGCCGCAGACGTCAGGCCACGGGGAGCCAGGGCAATCTGACGCATGTATTCACTAAACCCTTGGTTTGCCTCTTGCTCCTTGGCAAGACGTTTACGCTTTGCAGCCAACTCTTCAGCCAATGTTTGTAGGCTAGCCGTATCAGGAGCGCCAACAAACTTCTCAGCCTCTTCCCGAGCCAAACGTTCACGCTCATACGGATTCAGGTTCAGGCGGTCCAGTTGAACTTGTTTAACCTGAGATGCCTGCTCCGGAGTCAAAATGCCCATGGGCGAAGGCCGGGGCTGAGGAGGAGCTGCGGGAGCTTCTTGGCGAGGTGCTGCGGCACGAGGAGGGGCAGAAGAAGGCGCGCCAGGACCAACATCAGGCGAGGCAGAAGGCGGTGCTTTCGTGGTAGACGGAGGCACAATCTTTTCTTGCGACAGGAACTTATTCATCTCACGCTGAGTAAACAAAGCCCGGGCTTCAGGAGACATCTTGCGACCAGCCTGGCGTTCCAAATCATCAGCACGCTGGGCAATGATGGCCTCAATACCTTGAGGCTCAGGAGCTCTTGTTGGCTCAGACCGTGGAGCATCTTGAGGCGTTGCTTGCGGAGCCGGTTCTTTGCCCATGCCTAGATATTCACTACGGATATCTGAAACAGGAGTCAGGCTGGCCCTGGGAGATTCATCCATGGGATTGCGGACATAACGGCGCAGTATGTTGAGCGGCAATGTTGCAATGTCAGCTGCGGCAGCAGGTAGACCAGCAGCAAAAGCCAACGCTTTCTTAATTGCAGGCGCGTCAGAGACTTCTTCTTTTGGGGCCGTGCGATCTTTTATTCGCTCAAGAATATCTTTAGCTTCTTCCGGCGTTAGTTTTTCATCCGGGACATCACTACGCTCTTCACCATTAAAAGCAATGATTCCACCACCAGCATAGTTACCCACATTCGATGGCAATTGATCCAAGCCACCCTTACCCTGGGCTTGCAAAGCAGCCAGTTGTTGCAACATCTCAGGGCTAGCCTCAGGCTGGTCTGCCGGTGGAGCCGTCGGGATAGGCTGTGGTTGGGGCGGTTGCTGAGCTTGCTGCTGAGCCTGCATCATGCGCGCTTGCAAAGCCTGCTTAGCCCGCTCCTGCAGGGTCTGAGCCACTGTAGGCATGTTGGCACCACCAGCCTGTTGGAGCTGGTTCATGGCCGCTTGTCTCTGGGCTGCGTCATTCTCCTCAGTCAGGATCTGAAGAGCCATCAACTCTGTCAGGTCAGGAGGCAAGCCAGGCTTGGCCTGTTGCTCTTTTTGAACACGTTGCTGCAAGGCCGCAGGATTCCCTTGAAACAGGGAGGCAATGCCATTTGCGCTGGGTTGCATCATGATTGATCCTTACTTTTAGGGCGTGCCCTTGATACCCAAATTATTCAACAAACTCTGCAAAGCCGTATAGCCCTGCGAGAAGTTTGTAAGGCCAGAACTCTGAGGCGTGATCGGGGCCTGCGTCTGTAACGGCAAGCCACTGAGCAGCGACTGCTGGTACTGAACCATCTTGTACGGGTAGTCGCGGGCCTCTTCGAATTGAGCCTTGTCTGCGGCGATGCCTTCGGACTCGATGCCACGCTGGGTCTGGCCAAGAGCAGCCTGCTGAGCCAGGTTCTGCAATCCGATCTGGCTTTCCTGAGCCCCCAGAGAACCTTGAGCCTGGGTGCCACTCAAAGCACCTTGCAAAGCCTGGAGCTTACGAGCCTGGTCAGCGTTGTACTGAGCCATGGCTTGTTGGTAGGCGGTGTTGTAACCCTGGCCCGTAATGTTGGCCAGGTTAGTAGCCAAGTTACGATCGGCTTCAGACTGCATAATTGCCTGACGACCACCGCCATATGCCCCAGCTTGAGTCAGCTTGGACATATTGGCCATGTTGGTGATCTGAGCTTGACGACGAGCCTCTGCGATCTGCGGATCAAGCGACGCCTGCAGATACGGGTTCATGTACTGTTTGGCCTGATCTGCACCAAAGGCAGCACCAGCCAAGCCCTGCATCTGACCAGTAATGTTGCCTGCGGTCTGAGCTGCTTGGGTCACAGCGCCAGGAACCTGAAGGCCACCAGCGGTCTGGAAAGCCTGTTGCTGCAAGCCAGAAGTGCCGGCAGTCAGTGGCCCCTGATAAGCCTGGTAAGGCATCTCAGACAGAGCCTGCCCCTTACCCAGCATTCCGGTCACATAAGGACCAGCCCAAGTAGACAGGTTGGATTCGTAGGAAGTGCCAGCCGGCCTGGTAGAAGTATCAACCAAATTACCTCCGGAATAGCCTTTGATGCCCCCGCCAGCGGCATAGCCCACCGAGCCGCCAGGCATGTACTTGTCTGGGTTGATCTGCTTGCCTTGTTGCTTAGTCCCAGTACGAGCCATACGGATCTTGTCCATCATCTGATAGAGCTTCTTGGCACCAGCATCAGAATTACCGTTACCCAGGTGAGATACAACGTCAGCAGGCACAACAAACTCCCCATGACTTAAAGCGGCCGGTTGATCTCCATCGATTTCAGCCGGTAGTTCATCCGACATTCCATCAGTAGATCCTTGCAGGTAACGACCCTTGGCCAAAGCCATCAAGCCACCATGAGCAGCCTTTACGGGTTGCGCGGCAATTTGCTTAGCCTGCTCCACAGCCTGCTGTTGAGCGGCTGCAGCGTTGCCAGGGGCGGTGTATTGCACATCAGTAAAGTACTGACGGCCCGCACTGCCAGGACGACGATTGGGATCGTTCTGGTACGGCACAGCAGCTCGAGTGGCCGTCAACTGAGGGATAGAACCTTGATAACCAACCCGGTTGTACGTGGGCTGGGTGTTCAAATTCATCAAACCACCGACCAGACCAGCGGCCTGAGCAGGGTTTTGCGAGATATATTTTGAAACTGATGCAGCAGACAGATTGCCTTTGCTGATCTGAGAAACCAGATCGTTGAGCGTTGCCCTGTTGGGGTCATAGACAGGCTGCCCTTGGTAAAAGTACTTGCCTTCAGGAGAAATGGCTGTGCCGTCAGAATAGTACTTCCAGTTATACCCAATCTCGCCAGGCTTGGTCGTATTAGGGATCTCTGTTACATAATCGCTTGTTGAAGTATCAGGGGTGGTTGTGATCGGGGGATCTTCTTCATAAGACCATAACGGTTCCCCAGTCTCGGGATCAAACTCACCAGTCATTACGAGTGCCATTTTTAGCTCCTTGGGGGCATTTTATTCAATTGGTCATTTATCGGGTACGGATATTTCCGAACATGTCTTTGTACGCCTCTGTTCCTCTGGGCTTGCTGCCCGTGGACAAAAGGTACTTCAATAACGAGTTGACAGTTTCACTTCCCGCCGTACCCGCCAAGCCTGCGTACTCCTGCAATTGCTTCAAAGGATCAACAGGCGCATTGGCTTGAGCAGCAAGAGCCGGAGCTGCGGGAGCTGCAACAGGTGCCACAGGAACCGGCAACCCAGTGGGCTTAACTGGAGGTGGGATCCGACCAATCGCCACAGGGCCCTGAGCATTCAGCAATCGCTGGGTCTCTGCATTGCTTTGATCTTGTAGACCGGCGGATTGCAAAGTCTTGATTATGTCAACGCCACCACTGGGAAGCCCATATTGGCCAGCCCCAGCTCCGCCACCAATCGGCCCCATTGGGCCGCTGCTGTAGTACCTGTCAAACCCAGCACCGCCCCCGCCAACTCCAACAGGAGGACCGAATACTGCCCCGCGAGATGCAGCACCGGCATCTTTGCCAGGCTCAACCTGGGCCCCCTCAGTAGGCTGACCCTTCTCCAAAGATCCCAGATAACTTGGTCTTTCACCCAGGTTGGCCAAGTAGTTAATGTCAGAATCCTCAGGACCGCCAACTTCAACCTTAGCAAGACCGTCTTCACCTTCTTCTGTAACCTGCTGTTCAGATCCGTCTCCCAAAAGCAGGGGGATCAGGCCGGCAATATCTTCTTGAGTAACTTGGTAGCCTGTCTTGTTAAGAGGGCTAGCCTTCATGCGCTCGCTGGCGGCAATTGTTGCCTCGTTAATACCACCTTGCTCACTCTTTTGGGTAATAGCCCGGTTCTGAGCAGCTTGTTTAATCAGACTGGCATAAGAAACCGACGGTTTCTTTTGTCCGCTTGGGAGGTATTGATCCTCCGGTGCTTCCATAGCAGAAACGGTGCCATTGGGATTTATGGTAATCGTGCTTCCATCATCTCCGCGCAAAGTGTATCCACCTGAACGAGCTGCTTTAGCAACCTCTTCGGTCAAATCAACCTGATTCTCACCAGTGCCATAGGTGTACTTGACAACGTTACCCTCGTTATCAATTGTCAGTTCATCGCCATTTGCACCCTGGATTGTGTTGGTCGATGCTATCTCAGTACCGCGCCCAAGGAAATCTGAATATTGATCTAACGTGTCTTTGTCTGTAATGCCATATTGCTTGGCAACATTCAAATCAGTTAAGTCCTGAGCTCCAACTTGCTTGGCAAAATTAAAGTCTTCAGCATTATTAACGCCCAAGTTTCTGGCATAACCAAAGTCCTGGGACGTATCAATACCAAGCTGCTTTGCAAAGTCAATATCAAGTGCGTTTTGAGCACCAATATCTTTGGCTAAGTCAAAATCTTCTTTGTTACTAACACCAATTTGCTTGGCATAATTAAAATCGTCAGCAGTGCTAAGACCAATGTCTTTAGCCAACTGCAAATCAAAGTTATCTTTGGCTCCAATTGCTTTGCCAACCTGAAGATCGTATGGGTTATCTGCCCCGATCTCTTTTGCATATTGGTAATCTTTTAGATCAGTAACTCCAATTGCCTTAGCGTCTTTCCAAGCGGCGGCATCATAACCAAACCCGTTATTGTTAGCTTCTTTGTAAGCGTTGTACTCGTCCTTGGCAAACTTGACTCCAAAGTCAATGGCCGCATTCAGAACGCCGGTGCTGTTACCCTGGATCGCAGCTGCAGTAGCACGGGTAATCTGCTCTTGAGTGGTCTTCGGAAGTTCTGTAAACCCAGGGATCTCCTGAGCAATAACTTGGGCGCAAGCGTTAGCACCGCCAGTTAGCAAAGCAACCGTCGGATCCTTGCCTTGAGCGGCTTGGATAGCTGCATAGGTCGTCGTAGTTCCTACGTTCTTGGCAAAGGCATCAGGGACAAGATCGGCGTTCTTAACAATCTCGGTCAGCTTTTGAGAGCCCACATTACCAACGTACTGCAGAGCCGTGGTCTTAACAGCTTGTCCAACATCGCCACCGTTCATGGCTGTGTTGAGACACATATTACCCACAGCGGCTGCAGCGGCCGGATATGCAGCGGCTAGCTCAGCGCCAAGAATCCAATTACCAATAGACGGAGCAGCGGCCGGGAATGCCATGCTAATGGCAACGGCAGCAAGTTGTTTAGGATTCTCAAGAATAGACTCTACGGTATTACCGACTTTCTGAGCAACTTTTCCAATTGCGTCATAAGTGCCGCCAGTAACCTCGCGTACTACCTCAAATCCCTTTTTTACAACATTTACTGCAGCGCTCATGCCAACCTCACTTTGGTCAGATAGGTTCTTCCTTGCCCACCATCTAGCTTCTCAGTTGTTACCTGGAATATGGGGAGCTTACTAAGAATACCGGCAAACTCTTTTTTGTCGTAAGGAATCTGCACTTCCTTGTATCCGTCCTCGCGAAGCTGCATCAACGCCTTAAATAGGTAGTTAATTCCCTTGATGATCGAGACGCCTCCGTTAATAACGTGAGCCTCAGCCACGCCTTTGGAAATATCTTTATAGATCAACAAGGCATCGCCGGAACGAATAATCTTCATCCCGTTTTGTATTGCATCCTCTAAGCCAGCCGCATATTGCTCCAAAGTAAACTGGCCATCTGGATAATTATTCTTCAGGTCGTTACTGAGAATCTCTTTGATGCTCATCTCTGCCATGTTTAATCCTTACTGCGTCAGATCGTAGAAAGAGATGGACCCCAATCCATCCCCCGTTGTTGCGCCAGACACCGTGCGTACAGCAAGCGTGTAGATATCGCTCACTCCAGCCAAGGACACCCCCAGCTGCAAGTCCCAGTTGTACCCGGTCGGAGCACTTGTCTCGCTAACGCCAGCACTACCTGAGGAAGTGACATAGTCTGTTTGCACGATTGTCCCAACATTGCTGATGGCTGTCGCCGCAACGTCATACTCTACGTTGCTGTCAGATGGAACTGTAGCCGCCCAGGTTGCTCCCGTCAAAGTCGGGTTCTTCAGCAAAGCCACTTCGTAGTTCTGGCTGGTTGTGGGAAGAAACTGCACCCGGTTTGGTAGTACCACCGCGCCAGTCCGACCAGAAGCCAATCGAATAGACACAATCGGGTAGAACGTAGCCGCCGTGTTAATGGTCGTAAAGATTGTGGTGCGTCGCGCCACATGGTCAATTGACGTCTGCTCAAACCCGCCCTCAGATACAACAGAGCAACAGATCTGGGTCAACGTTGCGGCCACCGCCGAGGTCGTGGTTGTAATCTCATACCTTACAGGCAGGATGGCCGTGGTCATGTAGACCGTGGTGCCATAGACGTTTGCAGTATTAAATGTGTGGCAAACAATGTACTCACCGTTAATGATGAAACCACAACGGACCGAGCCTACACCCAACCATTCAAAGTCCATCCACAGAATCTGCGGTTTTGTTAGGTCTAAGGTATACCCACTGGTGCCCGTCCCATCTAAGGGGTCGCCGTTCCAATCAGCCTGGTTGACTGTCCGGGCATCGCTGGGAGTTCCTGAGGTGTTAGAACGCAAGACAAAACTGTTTACACCATCTACCTTCTGGAAGAACACGCCGTTGTCAGTGTTGAAGTAGCCCACGCGTTGGGTCAGGTTGACGCTGTTACTCGCATCCATCACAAAGGTAGCAAGCACCAAAAGCCCTTTGCCGGGCTGATATGGGAAGCTCCGGTAGGTTTGACGCACTACAGAACCCACGCCACCGGCCGTCACGCTCATGCTGACGCTGGCCTGGTTTGTATTGAACGTGGTGGACCCTGTGCCTGTCGTCGAAGAGTCAAACTGGTTATCAGCAGCGTAACGGTTCTGGCTATCAAACAGGGTATAGGGCTGGCTCACCCGCTGGCGACCAAACGCATCCAGGGCTGTGGGCGGGAATGAGATTGGTACTTCTGTATTGGAGGCCATAAGCTGTCCTACGATCTTATTGAGCTGGTTGAAGTAAAGACGCAGAACATTGTTGAACTGCTCTTGGTATTGGGAGCTGTATTGTCCCGGGGCAAGAGGCAAGTTCGGGGGAGTAACCCGTAGCAGTTCAGCATCTGATGTGACAATCAACGTCATGAGTTGCCTCTACGACCATCAGGCCGGATGTCAATACGAGGCGCTCCAAGCTGCCACTGCAATCCCAACTGGTTACCCTGAACCTTAAACACCAGCTGACGCCCGCGCACACGCACATAAACCTGGCCAGTGAACTCCTCAACCGGGGCCGATGCAATACGGCTGATCGTAGCGTTGTCTGAACCACCAACAGAGGCTGGATTGGTATATCCCGACCCAGAGTTCTGCAACGGGATCAAGGTCATAGTGACCTGAGGAGTCGTCTCCCCAGTAGAACTTCTAAACGTCAAGTCAGGCAGGATACGCCAGATAAAGCCAAAGTTATGGCCGTCGCTGATGTCAAATTCTGAGGACGAGATATACGAGTCAATGGCCGCAGGCACCCCAGTTGTGTTGTCGTCATTACCGTTCTCGTGGTACACCAGATTGTTAGACGTTGAATTGATGTACGGAGCAGCCAGCGGATAGTCCAAGGAACCAGAGTCTAGCCACGCCGTGCGAGCCATGTTGCCGTAGTACCAAATATCCTCAAGATAGTTGTAAACCACGTACTTATCTATCTGGGTTGAATTAGCCGAGCAGTAGAACCACCAGACCTCGTTAAAGCCCTCGTTAGTCCCGCTATACACCTGCTGAGCCTGAGCCAGGTTGATATTGCTATAGATATACTGACGCAGGTCACAACGCAAGGTAGAGACACGGCCGTCGTATTTATAGAACTTGTCCACACCCATCCAGTACACCACACCAGATGCAACAGACGTAGCGTTCTGGCCCATGATGGAGATGTTGTCTCCCAGGATCTGGCTACCCCAGACAGTCGGAGCGCCCAAGTACTGCAATGAATACACCGAGGAGTCCGTGAACACCACAATCTCTTGGCGGGTCTGCAAGCACGTCACAATCTCTGAGCCATGGGATAGGCGCAAACTGCCAGCCTGGTTGGTAGCGGCAGGAGTCCACTCCACCACAGATTCTTGGTCCGACCAGCGGATCAACATGGGGTCTTGGGCGGTAGCCCCGTAGTCATTACAGCCAAAGGCAAATACAAACCGGCTGATGTCAGACACAAAGATCAAATTCTGAATCGTTGGAACACCAGACGCGCCAGACAGAGAGGTGACCGGGATCCCCCGGGCCGCAATAGTATGCGTGCCAGACTGAGAGCCAGAAGTAGTGATTGGCGTACCACCAGCTGTAGCCGCAAGGTTACATGTACCACTAGACGCATTGACAACGTAATACACAGTGCCAGGAGTCAGACCAGTCGGCAACGCCCCGGTCGTGGTCAGCATGATGGCGTCCCCGTTGGCAAAGTTCACACTGGCCGTCAGCACGCCAGGGGTGGCTATGGTGATGGTGACAGGAGCGCCATTCACGTTGTAAGTGGCATTCCAGTAGTACATAGCCCCACCACGGGGACCAAATACTAGATCTTCACCAAAGTTAGACTGGCTCCACAGGCGCAACGCATCTGTACCAGTAGCTCCAACGCCCCAGGCTCCTAAGCCCCAACCGCCTGCACCCCATCCCGTCAAGGCCACCGTGTACTCAGGGCCGGTATTGATTTGGTACATAGCGTACACCGTGCCTCCCCCGCTAGCCGTGGTAGACGTGGCTTTGGCAGTGGCCGTATGGATTCCAGACTGCGTGCCGGTCGGAACGATCGCCGTGCCCCCAGAAGTGGCAGCAAGCTGGAATGTGTACCCTGAAGTATTAACAACGTAATAGGTCGTACCTGCCACAAAACCTGTAGGCAAAGCGCCCGTGGTGGATAACACCACTTCAACGTTGTTGGCCAGCTTAAACTGGGCCGTAAATACGCCTGTCGAGAGGACCAGGCTTACCGTGGATTCTGCAGTGATGTTGTAGGTAGTGGCAGACTGCAAGGAGATCTTGTATTCCCCAAGTAACGTCAGGCCACCTATGGCAGAAGAGCCGTTAAACGTTACATACGCGCCGTCAGCAAACCCACCGGCCGCATCAGTCACCAGGACTGTAGAGGAGTTTAGGATAGTCCCAAACGGGTTTGTCAGGGTGGTAGTAGCCCTAATAGGCGTAATGTCGTAGTACGCACCGCCGTTGGATATGTAGAACTTTAGGTTTGTACCAACGCCAATCAGGTTAAGCGAGGTAAGCGTCACCCAGTTCCACAGAGACCGGCACACGCCCTTAAAGTAATTGGCAGAGATCTGAACCCAACCGCCCAATTTTTCAGGGGTTCCAGCACGGAAGCGAACCTTCTCAGAGTCGTACCAACCACCAACTACCTCGGTGCCAGCATTGACCGAACCCAGGGCCTCAGAAGCGTATCTGGTGTTTTCTTTGTTCACGCCCGGCCTAAACATGATCTTTTTTAACGGCATGGTACCCCGCCATCAACAAGGAGAACACTAGCTAAAAAATTCATGTCAACCCCCGAGTAACGCGCACTCTGCTGTACGCCGTTTAACAAGGCCGGGGAGAACGCGCCCGCCACCTCTGGTCCAGAGCATCAATTGTTCCTTGGCTCCGTCCCAGTCTTGGGCGTTGATTTTCCTCTTTAATGTGCTTGTCTGCAAGCGTCCAACGCCCAGGTTATAGCAAAAATCTACGATGGCATTACAGCGCTTTTCATCCGTCAGCAGGCCAGGGCAGTTACGCAAAACCCCGGGGAGGAAGGTGTGCTGCAGCTCATGCATGAGGAGGGCAGATGCCCGGGCGTCGTCTATATGGGGATCCTGGAGGGTGACTTTGCGGCCATCCTCGTAATAGGTGGATCCATAGCCAATCGTGGGAATCCCAGCCGGGCATAGGTAGGGGGCGGACCGAAAGCCCTCAAATCGCTTACACAGCCCCGCCGCCAGTTCCAGATTCATAGCCCACGCTTAGCCAAGGTGCGGTCGAGGAACCAGTAGTTGATCGTGCCAGAGACCAGCGCCACGAAGTCAGGCGACATAATCATCTTGAACACCTCAGCCACAGGCACGTTGTGAAGCCACGCATTCCAGCACAGCCAGACATGGGCCAGCGACCAGACCAGCATGACCCAGTACGTGACCACCGGACGGACCGAGGCGGACAGGGAAGCAACCCAACCACCGGCAGCTTTGACCATCTCGGCCTGCTGCTGGATCGCAGAGTTCAGGGCATCCATCACCCCAGTGTCTACGGCAAGCTCCCGTTGCGCGGCAATCTCAGCCAGCTTCTGCTGGCCCCGGACCTTCTCCAGGTCGCACTGCTTGTCGAACATGGCCAACTCGTGCTGGCGCTCGTTCTTTTTGTCCAGGAACTTGATCACCTCCGGGGCAAGCCGGAAGAACCCACCAAACAGGGAGCCGAATAAGCCGCCCCCAACCACGCTAAGAATATCGCCCATTTAGTAACTCTTTTTGGTTAACATTGATGAAGCAATCGACATAAGGGATTGCACGTCTTCTATGCTCTCAGGTCGATCTTTGAACCCGATGGTGATCTGTCCGATGAAACGCGTTGCGTCGGGTGGTACAGAGATACGACAACCGTAGGTGACACCAACTTCGACGTACCACAGGCCGATTTCGCTTTGTGGCTTATGGTAGTCTCCACACGGCGTTTCTCCTGCCATGAGTTTGACAACGTCCGCATTGTTCGCCTGATTAGTTGTGAAGAGACCAACATCAATACCCTCCAGTCGTTTATCCCGCCCATCCTTGGTATACGCCCGGTAAAGAACACGAGTCCCAAACAACGGGTTTACCTTGAATATAGACACAGTCTGGGCACCGCCGTACTTAATCAGCACTGCCGCAGCATCCTCCACCCTGGCCTCGTTAATGCTCGGTAGCTTCTGGCTCTCTTTGTAAGCCCCGACCAATAGGTCATGGTTAGCATAGACAAACCAGGCACAGAAACCAAACACAAACATGATGAGCAAGGCAATTAGCTTGAACGGGCTATCCACGTAGGTCAGCACCCTGTCCAGTACTCCCAGCGTCTTGTCCTGCTCACTCATCTCCACAATCCTTTTGAAATCCCCCACTGGACCAGCCAGTACATCGCTAGACTAAACGCCGCAATGATCGCCACTGAGAGCTGGATGTCCTGGATCATCTCCTTGCGGTCCTGGGCCTTGGCGGCATCAATGATCTTTTGCTTGACCGCCTCAGCCTCTTCCTTGGCAATCTGCCGCTTCATGCTCTCTCTGAGCTTGACCATGTCATCCCAGATCTTCCCCTGGCCAGACCACACCAACATCTCGTACAGCTCGTACTCTTGCCTCTCTAGCTCCCGTCGCTTCAGGACAATCTCCATCGCTTCTGACGTTAGCTCTGCATCCGTTTTCTTGGGCTTGACCCCGTTGGCCTTGTCCCACAGCGCCTCGCGCTTCTCTCGCTCCTTGACCGCCTCGGCCTTCTCAATGATGGCCTTCTGGTCAAAATACCCGACGATACTCTTGGTTAACTCATTGGCGTCCTTGCCGAGCTTGATAACCTCCTTGATGGTGGCTACCGCCGCTTTGGCCCCGGCAAATGCAACGCCAATGGTTATCGGGTCAATTTCAACCTCACTGAACCGGGGCTTCTTCCGGCTTGGTCTCAGGCATCGGCACCTGGGGGATTGCCTGCTCCTGAATGGCTTGAACCAGCTGGAACACCTCGCCGTACGGGCGCGTACCCAAATACTGCAGAGTGGCGTTCACCAGGCTCAGGCTCAACTCAATCTTCTTATCTTCCATGGATATCTCCAAATGCAACCGCTGAGATGGGGCAGCGGCGAAACCCCTTATTTATTATGCCGCCCAAGGCAGCGGGGGAGTCACCACCGGCGGGTTGATCTGGTTTGCAATTTGTTGAGCCACAGCGGCTTCCGTTGCAGTCTTGTCCACGCCGTTGGCCCAGATCCAGCCCAGCACCTGTTGCTCGGTCAGATTAGCGTAGGGGGTGAACGAGCCGCCTGTTGGGGCGGGGATGGAGCATGTGGAGTACACCGAGCCGGTGTAAGTGTTGCCGCCGCTTACTTGCTGGCCAGAGCAGGTCCAATGCACCACGAATACAACGTCAGTTTCGCCGTCAGCCTGCGGGTAGCAGTCCATAGCGGTCACGTCCCAGGTCATGGTGATGGAGGTTAGGGTGTCGGTCATGGTGATTCCTTTCAGGGGTTATTTAGTTTCAAGTTGCGCCACACGAGCGCGGAGAGATTGCAGTTCAGCAATAATGTTGGCAATGAATTCAGCGGAGCCGTACTCCATCTGCTGCATCTTTTCACCATCCTTTTCGCCCACCACACTGCCTGGGCTGACTTCTTGTACTTCATGTGCAATAAAACCAACGCCCTGAACACCCGTTTCCTTCCAAACCCAGGTTTTAGGCTTGAGTGCGTCAATGAATGCACCACTGCCGGTAAGAGGTTGCGGGTTGTCCTTGAGTCGGTAATCAGATGAGGTATTAAAGGCGGTATTGGCCCCGTCCGTTGTAATCGATCCTCGCGCACCACCAGTGCCATCTCTAAAATAAACCTGATATCTTGTTCCACTCGTTGCGGAATTCCAAAGATCAAGAGCCTCAAAACCTGCGCTGTTTGTCTTAAATAACGGGCCAAACGTCCCAGATGCATCTACGGTTAATTTAGGCGACCAACCAATTCCTGCACCAGCAGTTGTAGTCCCGATCAAGAAATTCCCGCTGGTGTCGATACGGGCGCGTTCTGTGTTGCCATTAGTAGCAAACAACAAATTAGAAGAAGAGCGAATGGCAAATTCTCCCGTGCCGCCACCAGAAACCAAGCTGCTTGCTTTTCCGATCAAGCCTTCATATGAGCCATCTCCAAGGGTCTGGTAAGAGCCATATACACGCAGTCGAGAACCGTCAGAGGATGTTGTGCCAATAAGCAAGTTACCGCTGGAGTCGATACGGGCGCGTTCTGATCCGTTTGTATAAGTGGCTACGTAATTTGCGCCGCCAGCTGATAAAAATAAAGGGCGACTGTCAGCTACAAGCTCAAAATAACTTCCGGCCACAGACCAAAGATATCCCTGCCTTGTAGTTCCTCTATATAAAGAAACTATTGGATAGTCTGATCTTTCAACAAATAAATCTCCACCACTAACATTCAACCTAGCAGACGGACTCGTCGTCCCAATACCCAAATTCCCACTCGCATCCAGCGTCATTGCTTGGGTGAACGTTATGGCGTTACCTGCTGTGCCGGAGGGGGCGTTGTACCACTTGTGAGCGCCAGCAAAAGACTGGTATTGAGTTGCTTCAGCAGAAGTACCGTAACGCCAGTTCGTTCCGTTGTACCAAGCGTTTGACGAAAGGAACAGGTTGTTGTTAGATGCGCTTGCAAGGCTTGAACCAACTCCAGCAATCTCAAATGCTTTCAGTCCACTCCAAGCACTCGGCGTAACCCCCAATCCGAGGTTGCCGGAGGAGTCGATAATTACTTGTGCGCCGTTACCGAGCCTGACGCTTGAGCCAAAAAGAGACAAAGGAAGATAAGAGCTTTCCGCTGTATTGGTGGACTCAAAGACTGCGCCGTTGGTTGCGTCCACATAAGGCCGTAGGCGCAAGCGGCCCGTTGCAGCAATCCACCGTGTTGCTGTTGCCGCATCTGCGACAGACACCTCTAGTTTTGTGCTAGGAGAACTCGTCCCAATACCCAGGTTACCGGAGGAGTCAACTGTTAAACGGCTAGAACCAACTGCATTGTCATAAAGATTTATGGCGTTTGTTCCCGCCACCGTTTGCCATTGGTAATCAGAAGTCGTATTACGCAAGCGCAAAGCAGAAGTGCC